AATTCTATTTGTTGGCACTTGTTCTTTATAAACCACAAATGGTGCGGCATCATCAATATAATAAGATCCATTTAAAATATTTTTTGCAATACCACGTTCTATTCCATTTTCTTTTCTGTAAGAGTTCCAATATTTAAATTCATCATACCTTGAAGACATATAATATCTAGGTCTTTGTGCCATAAAAACTCCAGAGTTTGAGAGGTATTGATTACTTCTATCAAAGAACAATGGCTTGTTAATTCCAGATCTTGGTCTAAATGGCTTTAAACAATCTTCTAGTGAGTATAGTAATTTTCTTTTTTGTTCTATTGACGTAAATAGTTGTGGAAGATCTTGATCGTCTACCCCACCATTTATAGATATTTCAGAATCTGTAGCATCTGTGTAGTAATCTCCAGCGTCTAGCGGATCAAAAGATGACGGTAATGTTTGAAATTTAACTTCATCCCCTGTAGGTCTATATCTATAGTTTCCAACATAAAAAATGTTATCTGGCATATTCATGTTCCATTCAGCAAGAACTAAAGATCTTGTTTGAATTGTTGGAGATGTTTCAAAATGATTTTTTAATTCTTGACTTACAAACAATTTAAACCTCTTCCAGAGATACCGAAATATTCCAAAGGTCGTGATTAGTTCCACCACGTTTTACAACGCTGTAGTTAAAGTCAGAAAAATAAACCTGTACTATTTGATTATATTTACCCAAATTTCCAAAAGATGCATCTGTGGTTACTCCATCAGTTGCAAAGTTAGTATACTTGTCATATGCTAAATACATCCAAAATGGACCTTGATGCTTTTGATACCAATCTAAAATCTCAACTCCTCCTGCGCCACCATCTGCAGTAAACTCTGAACTTGTTCCTTTACTAGGAGATAATCCAGTTGAAGCAAAATCTGCTAACTCAGAATATGCACGAGATGGTAAGTTATTCCAAGATACACTCATTGTAAGTTTATCTGCAACATGATAAGACCTCATATTACCATTAATAGTTCTTTCACGTTTTTCAATTCTTTCTGAGTTAAATGACATTTCTTCTCTGTTGTGATCTGATAAAATTAAAAATTGATTAACACCGCCTGTGGTAAGGCTTGGATTAGCCCCTATTTCTTGTCCAGTTGGCACGTAAAGGCCATTACTTAGGGTTCCAGCATTCTCTGACCATAGGATTGATTGTGGTCTTTGATACCTCTTTCTACCCGAAATATATGCTGAGGTTGCCATTATCTTTGCCCCTTAATTCTTTGATTGTCTATTCTTCTAATTTGTGTCATAACGGTTCTTGCAATATCGTCGGGACTTGAATCAGACTTAACATTTACGTTTAGACTATAATTATACACTGAGGATCCACCGTAAGATCCATCATTTATTTTATTAAGATTATTTACTCCAAATGAATCAACAGCATTTTTACGAACAACAAACTCTCCAGGAGTGAGCATTGCTGGAATTGTATCAGTGCCTTTTGAGTATCCTCCAGAAACATAGTACTTAGGTATTATTCCGCCCATTGCTCTTGCACGATAAGAAACTGTAGGTTTTGGTGGAGTTGAAAATGCTGACAAAGGATTGTAAGGAGTTTGTACAGGTTTTGCAATAGTTAAAGGTATTCCTGCTGAATTTTTTTGAATTACAGTTGGTGTTGGTCCATAAAGACCTCCCGACAATCCTTGACTATATGCACTTGGAGTTTTTGGAGTCAAAGCAGGTGTTGGTCCATAAAGTCCGCCAGTCAACCCTTGACTGTATAAAGTTGGTCCATCAGGAATTTTTTCTTTTGCTTGTACTTCTGCTAGTAAATCTTTAATTTCTTTGTCAATAGCAGCCAGTTTAGCCCTATCTGCTGCAAGAGGATCGTCAGTAGGAGGTGGTGGTACTTGTGGTGGTGGTGTGTTAGCAGGTGATTTTCCATTTATATCTTCCCATAGTTTTTTCATTCTTAAAAGAGTGGCTTCTCCACTTTCTAACTCTTTGTTAAATCCAAGAGCCGCAAATTTTGCTTTGTCTATTGAAAGTACTTGTTGTTCATATGCAAACCTTGCAGCATCAATAGCAGTAAGTGTTTTCTTTAAAGAATCTTCTTGTGCACGCAATGTAACATTTTGAAGTGTGTAGTTATCATCTTGTAGTTTTACAATTGCGGCAACAAGGGGTATTCTTTGTTGTTCAAGAGAATAAATTTTTTCTTCAATTTGTATTTTTGTTAAGCCATCAGCATTTGTTAATTTAGCAATTTCTTTTTCTCTTGCAATTTGTAAAAGTTTAGAACTTCTTTCTTTTGCTTTTCTTGCTTCTTCTGCTCTTCGTTCTTGTATTGCTTTTGCTGCAGCAGAAAGATCTCCTCTTGTTAACGCATCGGCAACTGAAATTCTTGATGCTTCTCTAGAAGCAATATCATCATTAATATCTGATATTTTTTCAAGAGCCTTTTCTTGTGCATCATATTTTTCATTAATTTTTGCAATAGATCTATCAATTAAATTTAAATCTTCATTAAATTTATCAATTGGTCTATTAATGTCTATCTCAATAGTACGTTCTTTTGCTTCAATTAACCTATCATTTGCATCAATAAGATTGTTTATTCTGTCAATTTCTAATTTAACAGAAGCCCTTGCTTGTCTTTCAAGAAAGTCATAATAGTCTAATTCTGTTTTAAGTTGATCCTTAAATGCTTCGGCTGGATCAGTTATTTCTTGTGTTTCTTTAGTTATCTTCTTTAAATTCTTATATTCATTAATCATTTTCTTAATTTCAGCAGGATTTTTTTGTGCAGCAATAGAAACCATAAATATCTTATCGGCCAGCAACTCTTGAGCACTAGCGGTGTCAAGTCCTGCAGCCTTTAACTTAACAAAAGCATCTCTTTGTTTTAGTGATTCATTAATTGCTTGTGCATTTGCAGCACTAAATAGTCCAAGTTGTTTTTCATCATAAGCCTTTTTAACAGCCTGACCAAGATCAGTAAGTGCAACTACTCCCTTTTTACTTACCTTTATTATTTTATTTTGTATTGCTTTTTCTAACCCGCCAACAAAATCAATAAAGTCTGAGTTGGCACCTATCTTAGAGAGTTGTTGATCAATACCATTAAATGCTTTTAATTCTTTTGCTCCTCCAAGAATTCGTATAAGTTCTTTTGCTCCGCCTTGAGCATTAATAGTTGCATCTCTTGTTCGTTTTAAGTTAGTTAAAATATCGTCAAAAGTGGTATCTCTTTGTCCAGAAGAAGACGGTGGCGGTGTAGCAGCGGTTGGTTTAGCAAGAGCCTCATTAAATCCTTTTGCAATGTATTCTGGAACTGTCATTTTTGCTGCAGCGGCGGCGGCAACTAGGTTAGGATCACTTAAGCCTAATTTGTAATTAACATACAAGTATTTACTTACTTCTGCTTTACCTTGACTTAATACATCAAAGTCTTTAGCAAATTGTGTAAAATTACCTTGAGGGTCATTTACTGTAGCAAGGAATTTTTTATCAATTTTATCTGGGAAATCTTTAATTAATGTTAAGGCGCTTGTTGCTTGTTGTAAATCTGCTACACCATTAGAGTTTACATCTAATGTAACATTATACTGTTCTTTAAAATTCCCTAGTGCAGATAATGCTGCTAAGTCATCTTTTAATTCTACGCTGTTTTCATTAATATATTTTGTTATAAACTCCCTCATAATTGGAGTCATGTCTTTTCCAGTTTCACTGCCTGTAAATTTACCAAATATTGCAGTTAAAGTTTCTAACTGAGCAAGACCATTTGCTTTAATAAATAAGTCAACTGATTTACTAGCATTTTCAGAACTTCCTATAAAAGATGTAAGACTTATTATGGCTTGTGGACTTAAACCATTTTCTGATGCAAGACCAATTTGCAAGGTTCTTCTAAGTGTTTGATCTTTTACTTTTAAAACTTCCTCTGATGCTACTTTATTTAATGCTTTTGTTGCAACAGATGCATCTTTAATTCTAGAATCTAAAGATTCTTTAACTGTGGTATTAAAGGTATCATCAGATAAACTCTTACTTATTCCAATAACTTCAGTTAAGGTTTTACTGTTTGCTACATTTAACTTATCAATATCTGATTTTCTTTTTATTTGTAAATCATTTATTTCTTTTTCTGTTTTTGCTAATTTAATTTTTTTGTCATATTGTTCATTAACGGAATCTAATAATTGTTGATTTTGACTAATTGCTTCAAACCCTAATTGAACTCCTGCTGCGTCAAGTTTTGCATTTTCTTTTTTCTGATTAAAAAATTGTTTAACATTATCATAAAATGGAATTGAACTTAAACTAAGAATTCCTCCCATTTCCTCTGGTCTTGAAAGCCCTGATAGTAATGGATTTTTTTTGCCTGCTTTAAAAACATTAAGAGCATCATTTAAATTTTGCATACTATCTTTTTTAATTTCTAAAGCAACTTGTAGTGGGCTATTTTTTAAATTTTCTCCATTAGGTCCCATCAATTCAGTTATTTTTGCACTAACACTTAAAGGTATATCATAACTACCTATTTGTTCTCCAAGTGCAGATGCAATGCTTCTTGCTTGATCTGTAGAAATTGCTCCTTGTAATACTGCTTGACTTAAATTTGTTCCAAGCATTTTGCCAATTTGTTGTGTAGAAAAATTTTGTTTTACTAAGCGTTCTACATCTAATAAAATATTTTTTCCTTCTTCTGATTGTAAAACATTTTGACCAAATTTTCTTTGTGGCTCACCTAAAGGATTTAAAGCAGTTTGTCTTTTTTTAGCCTGTATTTCTGAAGCACTTATTTGTCCAGATAATATTGACAAACCTTTTACTCTGCTTGCAGACATAGACATTGCTTTTGCAAGATTCATTCCTTCTTCTCTTGCATTTTTTAACATTTTAGTATACAATAAAAATCCTGCAGATGCACTAGCCAAAACGGCTACAAGAATTGACAATGGGCTTGTTAACATAGGTGCAATTGTTCCAAGAGCAGAAATACCCATCATTGCTGTACCTATACTATTATTGCCAGTCATGAATCCTGCCATTGCTCCAATACCCGCAAGTCCAGCAATAGGTCCTGCTACTCTTCCAACTGCTCCTGCACGTTGTGCTCTTACTTCACGCTTTTGTTCTTTTAATTGTTGTTTAGTTAATGGTGCGGCTTGGGTAGCAAGGTTATTTTTGTCTTCAATTATTTTTAACTCTTGTTTTAATGCAACAAGTCTTCTTTTTTCTACTTTTTCAATTTGACGTCTTAATGAGTTTTGCTGAGCCTTAAAATCTTCTTGTACTTTTGATATAGCCATACCTGGTTTTGTTGAAATAGGATTTCCATCAGCATCATAACCACCCATTGCACCAAGTGCAAAACTTCCAGGACCTTTAAATCCAGGTCTAGTAGGTATAACTTTTGATATATTTTTTGCAGAAACAATTCTTTTATCTGATGGTCCACCACCAATTACTGTTGTATTTCCTCTAGGTTTTCCAGTTGAAGCAGTAACTGTTTTTGATCTTCCCTGTTTATCTACAACTATTTCTCCACGGCCTACAGCAAGTTTTTCAAGAGTTTTTGGACCACCGCCAGTATAAAATCCTGTTTTTGTTAATCTAACTCCCAGACCTGCGTCTAACGCATGAGCCTGATATAAAGCATTTTTACCTAAGTTTAAACCTTTAGGATTGCTAATTACATAACGAGCAATTGCTTGTAAAGTTTGTGCTTGCGTTGTAGTTACTGGATGAGTTCCAGCGCCTCTGCTTCCTTTTGCGTATAAGTCATCAAACGTTTTTGAATCAATTCCTAATGCTTTAAGTTGGTTTGGTGACATTTGTGATAAATGTTGTCCAAGTTTTCCTTTTAAAGAGTTTGAAATATAATTATTTACATACCCTGCATCTGCAGCAACATTTTTGGCTTTCCATATTTTATTTCCAGATTCATCAAACTCTGGTTTAATATGAGATGCATCAATTTGGAATAGTCTATCTAATTGACTTTGTGTTACCGCTACCCCTCTTTGTTTTAAACGATCTCTTATTGCTTGTTTTTCTATTTCAAATCCAGGTATTGCTTCTGATCCTGCTTTACCAATAATTCCTCTAATATTTTTTGGAGCATTTGTTTTTCCAGTTTTTTTAGTAAGAAGGTCTCTTCCTTCTTTATTTAAACCAAGTTTTGTTTTAATTTCAGATAATGTAAACTTGTTTGATTCTATTCTTGAATTTAAGTTTTTTGCAATAGTTGATGCAGATATGTTAGATCTGCTAAATTCTCCTGTTGGATCTACATAGTTATAAGTTCCGTCAGGATTTTTTTGTAGAGAATTTATAAAAGATTGTATGTCTTTTGCGCCTTTTGCACTTTTAGCATTGTAAGCCCTGCCAGTTAGATTAAGATCTTCAGGAATTTTTACTCCAGTTGTTCCGTTTCCGTACTTGGCAATTTTTCCAGTAACAAGGGCTTCAACTAATGGTTTAAATTTATTATTTTGTGCAATGTCTGTTGGAACAACTGCTTCACCTGGCATTAATAATGCTGGTACTGAATCTTTTCCTGTTTCTCCGCCGACAACTTTAGTTGTACCACTTGAAAACTTTTTAGGAGTAAACTTTCCACCTGGCATCATCATTCCAGGATTTGTTCTTGCAAAATTTGTTGCTGCTATAGTTGCATCAATGTAAGCCTGACGTAATAATCTAACTGCCGTTGTTTCTACTGCAAATGATTGAGTTAATCGTGTGTGAGCCTGATTTAATGATGCTGCAACTGTTGCTGCTTCTAATTGTTCACTATTTAAATAACTTGTTTGTTGAGCAAGAAGATTAGTATTTGTTCCAGCCCTCAAAAATCCAGAGCGCATTGTTATAAATAGTTTAATTATATTTGCAACGCCGTTAGCAAGCAAACCAAAAGTCATTAACAATACTGGACCAATAACTCCAACAAGGGTTGATGCTATAACAATAAACTTTTTAGTGCCTTCACCAAGGTTATCAAACTTATCTAGTAACCTGCCAACTACTTGAACAATTGGTGTAACTGCTTCTAAAAATGTTTTTCCTATTGGTGCTATAGCAACTTTAAGTTTTTCTATTGATTCTTTAAAGTCAGTTCCAACAGCATTTTCTAAAACACCTAATTCTCGTTCAGATAATATTGCAAGTTCTTCAATTGACGCTCCAGCAAGTTGCAAAACTCTTGCAGCCTGTGTTCCATCTTGTGTTACGTTTTGAAATAAAGTTGATAGTCTTGAAAATTGAAACTTACCAAATAGTTGTTCAATAGCACGAGCACGGTTTAAAGGATCAAGAGTGTCTAATGCCCTAGAAAAATCAATTACTGTATTTCTTATGTTTCCTTTATTAGTTTCAACAATTGCATTAATATTTACCCCAAGTTTTCCAAGGAATTCTGCTGCTTTTTCTGATGGATTAATTAAAGACGCAAGACCTGACTTAAGGGCGTTAGCACCTTCTGATGCATTAATACCACCTTCTTTCATTGCAGTTAAGAAGAAAGCAAGATCTTCAACTGACCCACCTAATTGCTGAACAACTGGTCCTGCTTTAGGAATTGCTTCTGTTAAATCTTCAATAGATACTACAGTTTGGTTTTCAACTGCGTTAAGGAAATTAATTTTACTTGCTAAATCTTCCGCTGCTACACCAAAAGCATTTGTTACTGATATTGTTGTTTCTAGTGCTTGCTCTTGCTCTACTCCGCCAAGAACTGCAAGGCGAGTTGCTTGTGCTACTTGGGCTGTAAGATCTGCTCCTGTTTTACCCATTGCTGCGGCATTAGCAGCCATTTCCATAGTTTCTGTAACTGCAACACCATATTTTGTAAACTCTTTGGCAAGTTGTTCTACATCGGCCAAAGCCCTATTGGTCTCATCAGTTGTTGTAAACATATCTCCATAAACACGTTTAAATCTAATGGCTTGTTTTTCAAGATCCATAAATGTTTTAGCGGCAGCAGTACCAAAATAAGCAAGAGGAATTGTAAAGCCAACCATAAGTTGGCGTCCTGCCCATTGTGTATTTTTACCAAAATTTAAAAGGTTGGTAGATCCTTGTTTTAATAATTGATTTAATAATGCTTGTTTTTGTGCTGCTACTGCTAATTTTGTAGAGTAGTCTTTCATGTTTAAAGTGTTTGGAGTTATTGAAATTGCTTTCATTGCTCCAGAAGCATCACGACCCATCTTAATATATTGGGTCTGCATCTTCTTAACACGCTCTTCGGCTACTTTGCCAATCGTGTTAAATTCTTGTTTAAATAATTTTCCAAAGGTTTTTGTAGATCCGCCTGCATAACGGAAATACTCACGCATAGAGAGTTTGTTTGTCTCCAGTGCGTGAGTAAATGATTCTGTTGAGGTTCTTACTAACCCCATCTGTGCACGGAACTTGCCCGTTGCATTTATTGAGTTTAAGAGATTAGTCTGTAAACCTTTTTGTGCCATAGCAGCGGCTGCGCTGCTTTTTGAAACTGATGAATGAAAGTTTGCTAACTGACGTTGGAGAGCCTTGAGTTCTGCCAGTGCCCCTGACGTATCAATGTGTACGCCAATATTAGCATTTACGTCAGCCATTCATTTACACCTCTTTTATTATTTAGTTATTTGCAAGCACTGTGTTTAAAAGAGCGTTTGCATCTGCTAACTTAACTCCAGAAGCGGCTTCAATAATTTTATAAACTGTTGGAAGATCTAAAACCTCTTCTAGTTTATTAATGTCTTTAGACAGGTCTGGATTATATTGTTCCATAGCAATTTGTACGCATTCAATAAGAAGAGTCATTGACTTATCGTTATCTTCTGCTACCCCTGCCACCTGCTCAAACTTTTTCATAAATGGACGAAGCAAAGAAATCTTAAGTGAGCGTACCTTAATTTTTGTGCCGTCCATGAGAACAAGTTCTTCACCCTCGTGTACTGTTGTTGCCATTTGTGTATCCTCCTATATAGGCTATGTCAATTATAGCATAGGGAAGTTATTTTCTTAGATCTTCGTAATCCAAACCCATTCCAATACCAAACCCTGCTTTGCTTGCATTAGGCCCTTGTAGTGCTAAAATATCGTTGCCATCAGTAGCATTTCCTTTGCTAAAAACTCTTGCTTTCATATTTTCCCATTCACTTTGGCCCCTGTCTTTATTTGAGTTTTTGTCTAAATCTACTCCCTGAATTGCTGCCAAAAACTTTTTTTCTGTGTAATCTAATTCTCTACTTACCTCAAGCGTTGCCATAAGTTCTGGCATTGATAGGGATTTTTCTAATTCTTGATAGTCTTTCCAAATACCCAATAAAAAAACTTCAGATTCTAGTTTTGCAAGATCCAGAGTTTCCCAGGTTTGACCACTATCAATTGCCTGAGTTTTTACGGGCTGCTCTAATTTTTTGTTTATTTTTATTCCAGCAGATGCATCTAAAACTTTGTAAATTGTTGGCATGTCTATATTTTCTTCAACCTTTTCAATACTGCCAGATATTGCAGGATAATACTGTTTCATACAGATTCTTACGCACTCTACTAATACAGCAATTGATTCATCATCGCCTTTAGCATTTTTAATATTTTGAAATGTATCCATAAATTCACGTAAATATTTAATTTTTAATGGTGTAATTTCTAATTCAGTACCGTCAAATAAATGCACAATTTGAGTGTTATATATTGTAGTTGCCATATAATTATATTCTATCACAAGCACAACAAAAAACCCACCTCCGAAGAAGTGGGTATTTGTTTAATCTGAATTTAGATTATGATTGACCGTATGTGCGGTCTACGATTTTACCGTAAGACCCTGATGTATCTTCTGGCAATAAACGGAATGATACTTCAAACATTGAAGCCTCATCACGCTTTGCTGATACAGTTACGTTTTCAATTGACAAAGCACGGTATGCTGTGTAAACTCTTTCAACATCGGCTGCAGTTGCTGGGTTTCCAGTTCCTGGGCCAACAGCAACTAATCCACGCTCTACTGGAACTTCTCCAATGTCGCCTGCAGAAAGGTTTAATGTTCTTCCTGTAGATGCTGCTTTGTTTCCTGAGATTTTGTCGTTAGTATATGCTAAAGCAAGAAGCAAGTTTTCTAGTGTTGCTTCAGCAAAGGCTGTTGCAAGATTTACTTGCATACCTTGCTTAAATAGTCTAGCAACGTCAAGAACTTGGTCTACCTGGACTTCACCGAAATCTGGTTGGAACTGTAATTCAAGACCGTTCATTGTATAACCTACGTTATCGTATGCAGCGTCTGCTGTAAGTGTATCTTTAAAAGACTCACTTGCATCAAATGCTTCCAGAGTTCCTGGAGTTAAAGTTGTGTCGCAAACAAAAAGTGCTGCTGCACCAACGATAATGTTGTTCGACGTACCACGGCTATATGGCATGTATTTTACCTCTTTTCATAATAATAGATATTAAGTTGTATGGCGTTGTTTCCTCGATACTAATTATATCACCGTTTTAGGAGTATCGTTTATTTGAACCTTGCACGCTTACCGTATGATAGTCATATTCTATAACTAATTTATTTAGCCCCAAGGTTCTAGCAGAGGCCAACTCTACGATATCCCTGCTTTCATCTGCTTGATACACCTTCAAGTTATGAAAAAATACATTTTTAGGGATTACGGCACCCGTCTCATCCTCTATATCATTATTTGCTATCCAAGAGTTTAAGGCTTGGGCTGCAACATCTTCTCGATCAAGACATTCTATTATTACCCTAGTTGTATCAAATAATTTAGAAAGATTAGGGCTATAAATAAAATATATTAACTGTTCTCTTTTATGCTTGTAAAATGGGGTAGGTCTAAATCTCATAAGTCTATCAAATATAATTACGGTAGTATCAGGATTATTTCTAATAAAGGGAATGTCATTATATATACCTTCTACACTGTCAGGTACTTGAGCGGGAAAAAATGGCTGAAATGGTTCAAGTCCAGTTGGCATTAAATCAAACTCTTGAAGTTCGCTGTGAATGAAAGCGTTAATAAATATTGGGGGAAACCCAGTTTCTTTTGATACTAAAGAAGTCATAATACTATTCTACACCAATCTTTGCATTAACAATCCATCTAAATCCAGTATCTACACCTTTTGACTTGCCTAGTCTTGCCCCAGACTTTATTTGTTTTTTAAATATTACTGGTTTTTTAATGTAGTCATATATACCGCTAGCACGTAAAAATGATTGTTTAAAATACCTTAAAATAAATTCGTCCATTGTTTTTTCAAAAGATCCTTGAGCCTGACTTCCTCCAGGATTTCTAACTGTTACAGAATTTTTAGTAAATACAGTTTCACCACCTTCATTAAAAACAAGAACTGGGGATTTTACTGGTTTAATGACAACTGGAATTCCTTCTTCCATAATCTTAGCCTTATTATAGAATGGCAAATTTGATTCTTTTTTTACACTTCTTGATTGTGTAAATGTTGAATTAATGCTTAGTCCTAAATTGCTAACAGTATAATTAATGTTAAATAGTCTTGCGCTTGGGCTGCCTGTTTGATACCACTCATATACGTGCTGAAGTGCTGCAGGATTTCCTCTTGCAGAAACATCTACATATTTAGCCATTGCATCTATTGTTTCAATCCCTAAGTTTTTTAAAAAAATTGTTTTACCTTTTTGAGCACCATCTAAAAAACCAAATGCATATTGGACTATGTTGTTCATTTCTTTATTAAAACTTGCTGTGTTGGTTCTAACTATCATTAGTCTTCTACTGTTTGATTTTCTGTTCTACGTAATAAAAACTTAAAATATTCTACTGATCCAAAAGGACCAGAAAATGGTTCTACTGTTGCTATCTCATAGATAGTTCCACGTCCAGACCTTGACCCTGCTGTTTCTCTATAAATAAGTTCATCGTTAGCATTACGGATATTTGTAATTAAAATGTTTGTAATAGCATTATCTGTTTTATTTGATGATACCCTAGGATCTGATTTTGTTCTTGCTATTAGTTTATTTTCATGTTGTAGGAATGCTTCTGGTTTGATTTGTTCAGTACCCGCTCCACCTACAGATGTAGCATTACATATAATTGTTCTATCATAAAACCAAGTTCTGCTTGCTTGTCCGTATTGAGTTTGATTTATTACTGGATAGTACAAATCAGCCTTCATTGGATAAAGAAAGTCTGTTGTGCAGTCTTCCATTATAATACTCCTGGACGGATGATATTCTCTTTATATTTTTCTAAAATTTTATCTACTAGAATGTTTCCAGTACCATCAATTAAACGTTTATCGTATTCAATTTTAAATTGATCGGTGCTATAGTTTGTAACATATCTCTTATAGTAATCTAATTTTCCACATTTAATATCATCAATTAACATTAATGTTGCATCTTGAATATCATAAGGAACAACCTTATAACCAGTTTCTAGTAACATAATATAGTCTGCTCCTTCTGGAAATGCAACTCCAGGAACTACGGTCTGAGTGTGTCCACTGTCCTCTGTGTCAAACATACTGATAGAGTCTGAGTATCCTAACGGAATGCGTGAATATCTTCGTTCTGCCCGATTTATAGAATCAATTGCCTCCATTGGATCTTTAGTAATTGCTGTTTTATCTTTAGTAATTAAGAAAGTATAATCTAGTAATTCTGGTCCATTTGCGTTATCTATATCATAAACTAGTTGTGCATTTTCATATACTTTTAAAATTTTGTGAGTTTTTTTCCAAAGCGGTAAATAGTCATTTCCTTGTCCAACAACTTCTAAATAGGTTCTATCATAATAAAATCCACCAACAGCAGCATCAATAATTGCTCTTGCTAAATTTTCATAACCTGTATAAAGTGCTATGTCGGTTGCTGTACCAGATGTAGCCAAAGATGTTGGATCTACGTATGGTCTCATAATTTCTAAATTATCTTGTACTACAACATCACCACGTACAATGTTTGCTCCAGAAGATCCGCCATCTTCATAAATTGTTAAAGCATATGATTTATCGTATTTAACAAAGTCATCATCTAAAGAATAGGTTATTTTTTTACTAGCATTAGATTCAATGGTCTCTTCAATTTCTGTTAATTCTGAAACGTTTTCAATAACAATAATGTAGTCAGCATTGGCATCTGGAACTGTGTAGGTTACAGAAAGAGGGTATGGTGGAAGACGTAATATCTGCATTTTTATTTACCGTAGTATGAGGCTACCTCTTCAGGTGGTGCAATTCTTACCAACCTGTGAGTTAACCATTTTTCGGATGCCTCCTTTGAGACTATGTTGTATCCTACCTTAAGAGCACCTAGGTTATCCATGTGTAGGTTTCTATCTGAGTATAATGCTATTTTATTTTTTATTGTTTTTTCTTTTCCTGCTTCTTCTACAACTTCTTCTTTTAATACTGGTGGAATCCAACTAGCCAAAATTTCTAAAATTTCAAGTTTGGTGTTTGCTTCAAACAACTCTATCTTATTTTTCTTTGCATATGCTTTAAGTGCCATTACAGTTTTAGTAGATAATTCTTCTATTGTTAAATTCATAATTCTCCTATGCTTATTTGTAATTATACCAGAATAAGAATAAGGCGGGTAGTTTTTACGCTACCCGCCCTAATATTTGATCTTTTAGATCTTAGGAATCAGCGCTATCTGAGTCAACATAAGCGACTGCATCTAGTTCTTCCCATTGGATACCAAAGCGTACAAATACTGTGTACTCAATTGTATCTTTCTTTGGCTTGTATTCACGGTTTACAGTGATGTCTCTTTGGAAACCCCATACACGGTTCTGAGGGAATGTTAAATCAACATAACCTGCAGGGTAGTAAGGAACTTCAAGAACATCTACACCAAGTACACGAGTTGTACGTGAGTTACCTAGTGTTTGTGCTCCGCCATCAAGGAATGCTTGACGGTTTGCCTCAGTGCTTCCTGGACGGTTAGCAAATGCTTCTGCAACTGCATCAGCAAGTGTACCGTTGTTACGAACAATACCAGCAAAAGCATCAGTACCTGCGTAAAACTTAAGGTTTGCCTTAAGTGCACGATACTTACGAGGCATTGCTAATAGCAAGCCTTGCATTACTGATGTTGAGTAGTTGTTGTCTGCAACTGTTGCAGCATATTCGTGAGCAGCATTTCCTACTGTTCCACGAGTTTGCTTAACAAAGCCAGGCATGATGGAAAGGAAGGCATCTGCGCCTGTTCCTAGACCATTAATTGCAAGGTCTTCAATATCGTTAGCGAATGCATTGGTCATTAAGCGAACTAAATGATCTTCAAGTGCACCACCTTCAATATTGTCTTCTAATGCTTCAGTTGATACTTCCCAATCAAGACGAATCTTTTTGGTAGTTAATTCAACCTTTGAGAATGTTGCACCAATGTTTGTGTAATCTGGTGCGCCTTGTGCGGCAGCACGGATAACACGCTCTCCAACGTTGACCTTTTCGATCTCCATTGTATTGGCACGCATTGTAACTCTACGACCATCTTTAGCGAGAACTGTTGCATCCCACACATAGTCGATGAAGCGACGTGCTTGTTCTGGTGCTAGAATACCACCTGCGACGCCTGTTGGGTTTACTGCATTGTCTCCAGATGTTGATCCGAATGCTGCAGTTGCAGTGTTACCAAGTTGTGATCCTACAGATTGTGCTGCAGAGTTTAAACCAGTAGCACTACCTACGCCACCAGATACGAATGAGCCTTGAGAGTTAATCTCACTGCCTGCTCCGCCTGATCCTGGGTAGTTCTTTTCTAGGTCTTTATTTTGTTCCGACATTATTTTTCACCTCCTAGTGATTTTATTGCTTAGTTAAATAGGTCGGTTGATGTGAGGAAACGACCGCCCCATAGGGATTTCTGAACTTTTGACGGTTCAAACTGCACGATCTCGCCTAGATCGCCAGACTTGCGGAAAGCGGTGTCTTGTTCTACAAGATCTACTCGCTTACCAAACTCATTAAAAACTCCCTTAACATTTTTTACTTCATCAGATACGGTCTTAACCTCACCTGATACTGTGTCAAGAGACTTACTCAATGCAACAATTTGCTCGTGAAGAGACTTAACGGTTGTTGCTAAATCGCCAAAGGCATTTGTAAGAGAATTCTTGATTTCTGTAACTGCCTCAACAATTACTTCATCAGACTTTGCTACAACAGTTTCAGTTGCAACAACTTCTCCCTCTTCTGTTTTTTCAACAGAAGAATTTGCACTACCATCGCTAGATTTAGCAAGAGCAAGTTCTTCAACTGCTGGTGCCTCCTCAGCAACTGCAACAGTTTCTTCAACTGCTGCTAGTTGTGCCTCTGGAGCGACCTTTACTTCTTCAACTGCAGTGTCAACCACTGCTCCTGTTGTTTCAGTCATAGGACTAACCTCCTTTGTAATCTTAATTGTACTAATGCCTTTAGCACTATCAACTAAGAACTTTAGTGTTTCTGTATTATTTTTGTCTCCCTTTTCAATAAAGCCAATGTTTTGCATTGCTTTTCCTGATGTAGGGCTTGTTTCGTTTTCAGATTCTGACACCATAACGATTCCAGTTTCTGAATCCCAAAACACATTTTCAATTTCTGCCTTTGAAAGATATCCACCAACAACATTTTTACCATCTACTTTTTCAATAGATACAATGTTTGCAAATTGATTTGCAGGATTGTCAACTAACGATAACTCAAATAAATCATATTCTTTAATTACACGGATGGTTTTGCTTAGTTCTTCGTTATATGCATCATCCCAATTTTTAATGTTACCGCCAATAGAAAAACCTTTATAGGTTCCATCTAATACTTTTTCCCATGCATCTTGTGCACCTTTTGAAACATATGCTGAAACATACACTCCACTATAAAACTTTTTAACTGATGGATCAAAATAGCGATCCTCTTTAAATGATACAATTTTTCCAACTGCAGATGGTTGGTGCATCTCACGCAGGTTTCCTCTAAAGTTTTTGAATGCTTCTACGCTTGACTCTGTTGTTACAATGTCGCCTTGTTTATCAATATTATCTAAAGTAGCAAAACCAGAAACCATGCGACGCTCTACGTCTATTTTACCAATAGGCATTGATAGACGAACGCTGTCGCCAGTAGTTTCCCAATGAGCCTTATTTATTAACATATCGTTATCCATTATACCAAACTATTTTACAATTATCTCATTTATTGAGATGATCTGCCTTCACCCTGTGCATTACGACCAGATATAGTTGTAGTAGAATCAGAATTGTTATTTGTTCTTTCTGCATCTCTTTGACGGTTCCCTGCCACATTGGCCCTTGTATCTGTTGCCTGTCTTGGAGACATAACAAATGGCTCATCTCCATCGGCTCTTTGTGGAAGGTCTAACTTTTCACGAGCCTCGTTTGGAGTCATAACCTGTGTCTTTACATAACGCTCAATAATTTGAGATTGAGCAATTTCATCTGTAAGGGTTAGTTCGTTAAACTTAAGTTCAAGGATATCTGTCTTTTCACGAATAAGTTTATTGACAACTTTTTCAAGATGCTTTTGTGCTGGACGAGATACTTGCTCTTTAAAGGTACGATCTTGCGATAATGCCGCTGCAATGCCAGAATCTGCTCCACCAAGTTTAGATATTGGGACTTGATGTGCAATTAGAATATCGTCACGATTTTGCTTGCGATACTCTTTAAATGATCCTTCTTGAATGCCATTTTCAATTGGCTCCATTTTAAACTCAACCTTATTATTCTCGGTATCTCCAGGAAGTGGGATATAAAGAGTTCTATGTGATTGAGACTTAAGTCCAGTTTGCAAAAATCTAAACATCTTGTCTTCACCGTCGGATGATAATTTTGCACCCTTTAGTGTTACGATATATCTGGGAACTGCCTTGTTTTCAAAGTAATCAATATTGTATTGTGAGGCTAATTGATCACCAATAAGTGACGGCATAGCAGCAACAATGTCTGGAATACCATAAAATGTATTTAGTGGAGAGTATTCTTTATAATGAATAATCTCATTTGGACGTGCATCATTAGTCATTGGGTTTGGATTTTTAGCACCAAAGTTTCTAAAATAAACTACTGAGTTTCCAATAATCTGAACAAACCCATCATGTAAGCGACGAACACGAACAGTGGTTGCGGGAATATGACCAACGTAGCCAATTTCACCAGTTACTGTTCTACCAATTTCAAGAAATCCATTTCCAGTTGCCTGAACATCTGTGTAAAATTTTTCCATAGTCTTAGTAAATGAGTCGTCATCGTTAAGGTTTTCTAGCCAATCCTTTAACTCAAGTTTCATTCTTTCGATTCTGTTACGAGCACGATCAACTGCTGCTTGATCTTGACTCATTTCAAACCTAAGCATTGTTCTATCTGCAATATCAAAACGGTATCCAAGTCCAACCACATTCTCTACCTTGGCATCAATTGCAGCATGATTAGCAAATGATGTGTCATAAAAGTTCGCTAATTCATACATATTATATGGTGGAGTAATTACGTCAAATAGTCCGTAACCATTTCTATATACCGTGCCAGGATTAATGGCCTTTGATCCTGCATCTACTCCAGATGGTGTAGCGTTAGCAGAATCTAAATATTCATTTGTTGCAAAGTTCATTGCCTTTGTAACATTTCTTGCAGTTTTTCTACGGAAATTTTGCTCTAGTCCTGTAAAATCTTTTAATGTATCCCAAGTTTTATTAAATGGGTCTTGTTGTGAAAATGGATTGCCATCTTTTTCTTGTGTGTTTAATCCAACTCTTACGTATTCTTCACTCATTGCTACCATACTTATCATAGGTTTGTCGTGCTGCTACCCAAGCACCATGATCATTCATGGAAGGAATTAAACCATTCTTCATTCTATCTAGTTGTTCAGAATGCTCTTCCTCGCTAATTCTTGTAAGTCCAGGAACAAATACTGCACTTCCTTCACCATCGTCGCCATAATGAATAGCAACTTTTTTTAATTCTGAAATTTTTGTAATGTCTCCACGCTCTGATGGTATGTTTAATATGCTGCCAGTACCGTCTGTAAACCATGAACCATTTGACTTTTTGTACACATAAAGACCCCAATTGTAGTCTTTTTCAATTACTTTGCGTCGGACATTACCAACTTTTTTAAGAATTTCATTATCCATAACCATCAGTATAGCATATTATAGGGCTGAAGCAACGCTTGTTGACCAAGTCACATCCTGATATATTTGCATTTTATCTGAGTCTAAACTTAAACCATTTTCATCATCAAATATTATTTTGTTAGTACCTAAGTATGTTTGATAAATATCTCCTAAATCTACTCCGTATAAGTTTGATGATCCCACTACCAACGTTTGGTACCAAGTCTTATTTGTTTGCCAAAATGACCAGTTAAAGTTAATTGCATCCTCTGTTTTTACCCTAATCCAAGCCCTCGTATCTGTTCCCTGAATTTGCTGTAAATTATTGGCTTGGTAATATGCCACATTATTAAATAGTACAGGTCCATTAATATTAATTGCCCCTAAAAATTCATCAAAGTTAAGTGCATCAGGGAAGGATACTCCAAGAACCCCCCACTCCTTAGAAGTAAGAATTGGCTCATTAACCTCTATGCCATTCCAATAATATTTAAGATTATCAATTATTTGGCCAGTTGAAATATTTTTTGCAAAAACTCTTCCTCTATTACCAGTGGTGCTATTTGCTATTATGTAAAATTTAAAAATATCTTCTTTATAAACAATTTCAAACAACTCTGTTAAAACTGGTGGAAATTCGTTTTCTGAATATCTAAGCCACATTTGTACTGAACTAACAAGGTAATCTGAAGATAGTGTTTGGTTTATTGGCAGAGAAATACCACGACTCTCTAAAGAAAGAATATCTCCACGAACCTGAATTCCAGAGTCTTTTGTTAAATAAAGATAAGGGGTGCTGCCTTTATAAATAGTAAAAGGGTTTTTAGATTTATAATCATAATAAATTCCTGAACGTTTATACGGAAATAGGTCAACTCCGAACCTTGTTCCAATTGGATTAAATGAGTTATCATTAAATGCTTGAGAAGCAATTTGAAGTCTATTTAATAAAACTGGCTTACTTAATATTCCACGTACGTTAAATTCTAAATTATAAACAATTGCTAGATCATTAAAATCTATAGTTTTACTTGGATAAACTAATGCATTATTAGCAATTTCAAATTTTGTTATTTCCCAATCTGGATGTTCATCTATATCAATAATAGAGTCACGCAATACTGGTTTAGTAATAGTAAAATCACTATCTAGTAAGTTAGCGCCATCCTTAATGTATTGAAAAGTTACATAAGACCGAACTACATAATCTGTTGTGTCATACTCATAAGTTTTTACAACATTTTGTTGAGCATCTTCGTAATCATTCCAACCACTTAGCAACTGGTTATCAAATTGATAATATGTCTGTTGATTTGGTTGAAAATAACTTTGAGATAATTCTGCGTAAGTCCAAGATGAAGTAGTTTCATTTTCTATTAAAGAAGTTGGTGACGGAACGCCTACGTTAAATTGTAAAAAATCTAAATCATAAAATTGATTACCAACATCGTTAGTTACAAATTGAGCAAAATAAGAAAGTGGTAAATAGTCTTGCCAAGAACCAGATACACCTATATCTAAAAAATAAGAGTTATAAGCCTCTAAAGGTAGCAGTGTGTAACTTGCTAAATGATTAAATAGTCCAAGAGCATTTTCTTCTTCTGTAATACCTGAAACAGACATATCATCAAAAATTGCTATACCTTCAGAATTAAAATAATCAGATATAGGTATTGTATTTTTTGTTGTAGAAAATCCTATAGAATACATTCTTCCTAAAAAGGTTTTACCTAAAGATCCATCTCCTCCAACATACATTTTTAATGAGTTTCGACTACCAAAAAATGTAGAAATATTTCCACCAAAAGTCTCTATTAATAAGTCTATGTTAATTCCTGCAGAAAATAATTGATGAGATTCAATTATTTCAGATGTATATATAATTTGATTTATTTCATTATAGTATAGATTATAGGTAATTACATTTTGATTTTGTTCAATTGAAAAATAATTATTGTTTAAAGAATTATAAATTTTAAATAAAGTTTGATTAGAATTAAGATTATGATTACTAAAAACACCGTAAAAACAATCTATTTTACTGTTTAAAATATTAAAATTGTTAAAATTGAAATAGCATGTTTTTGTGTTCCAAGAATTATTAGGTCTAAAAGTTATAAAAGTTTTATCATCAATTGGTCCAGAAACGCTATTTTGAATTGACTTGTTATCTTGATATAGTTCTTCTAAAGTTTTTTCTGATAAAAAGATTTCTGGAAGTTCGTATTCAGGAGTTCTTAAAACTTTTGTTGTTGTTGATAAATTATCAAACGAACCTTGTTGCCATTCAGCAAAATCTGGATAACTATAATTAGCAGTATAATCTGCAAAAGAGTAATCAATAAATGCAGAGGTTCCTCCGTAAGAAGAATTTATACCTTCTGGAGAAATAACTCCTTGTCCATAAACCCATCTTCTTTTTGCTACATTTATAGGAACCTGATAAGAATAAATTGCAACACAATCTATGTCAATTGGAGTAATGTCATCGTATGCATAAAACCCTAGCCAGTCTTGGTTTTTATTTGATTGACTATACTCTTTTGGTAGTTCAAGGTTATCTGTTTCAATTGTTAAGGATATGACTTCTTCTCCATTTAAAATTAAACTTGCAGCATTTCTAATTAATCTAATTTGAATCAGCATTGGTCTAAACCATTCTCCAACAAAATGAGATGCAAAATTTTTACCTATTACTAAAGTTAAAAATCCATTATCAACATAAAGTCCATCTTCTGATGCTATTGGTCCAAATATTTTTTTAGAGATAAAAGAATCTGAGTTTACTCTTGCCCAAAACTCTACAGTGTAATCTTTATATTGACCAACTTGATTTAAAAATCCCTTTCCTGGAACAATTAATGATGGCTCTCCACTGGGATTTGGTTTAAGTGTTGTTACGTTAGATGCTCCATAAACCAAAGGTATGCTTGTATTTTTTGCAAAAAGACTGTTGTCTGAAACTACGTGATAAGCATTTTCCCCAGACACTCCGTAGGCTGGTGAAGAAATTACTTTTTCTGATGTTAATGCTATTGATGCTGGCATTGATGCTGGAACAACGCCAAGTGATTGATAATTAAATTCTTCAGACCATTGTCCAACAGTAATTCCATTTATATAATATAAGTAATCAGATGGTGCTGCGCCACCAGTCATAGAGGTTATTTTTATTACAACTCTAAGTGTTGTATTGCTATTGACTATATCTGAAGTTTGTGAAAGAAAAACCCAAGAGTTTTCGGTAAGGTTTTCATAAGTTTTTAATTTTTGAACTACAGTTGAGGTTGTTGTGTCGGTATATTCAAATCCAATAGATATAGACTTTGTATGTACGCTATCAATATATACGTGACCGCTTATACAGAATGTGCCAAGGGCTGCATTTAAATCTGAAAAATTTACTAAATTTGGGCTAATGCAAACAATATCTGCAGTTGCTCCTGCAGGAACAGTTCCTAATAATTTATTTACTTCTATTGTAGAAAATGGTGCATCTACATTTGATGTTTCTAGGGAGGCAGTTGCTCCACTTACCGTCCAAAAATTTTGAATATCCTGATAGTTTAAATTAAATAAACTTATATAGTCAACAGTTTGATCCAAGGCCCATAGCGCCAGAGGATGCTCTGAAAATATTTTTTCTGCATACAAATTAGACGGGTTGGCCATATTTCTCCTATGCTCTTATTATAGCAGGGAGAAAACTAATATAATTTAATTTCGCAAGCGTCTGTTGAGCAGTATTTTTCAGACTCGGCATCAAGATTATCTTTGCCGTCATAAATAGCAGACCAATCAATTTTGCCAATTGTCCCAACATATGCGTTATATTCTTCTCTTGTAATTTGAGTATATGGCTGCTGAGGATATGTTTTATTACCCATTGGTAAAAAAGAAACTGCTTTTAATTGTCCTTCGTACATGTGAAGTGCTGGGGCAATGTGTTTAGTTTCAGACTCTTTGTCAAATGATAAAGTTACAGATACTCCATTATCAGACCAATACTTTTGAGCAGTTGCTGCCAAACCAATCTTTTCAAAAAGACTTACATCTTTCTCAGATCTTGGATGTCCAGATGCTACTGGGAAATATACTACTGAAGTGTTTGCTGATACTACATCATCTTCAATTTTATACCCTGCTGCTTTAAATAAATGTACCATTGGATCTGTATTTCCAAACCTAATAGCACGAAGATAGAATGCTCCTCCAGGACCCCAATGCACTCCAGGAGTTGCACCAGAAAGCAAAGATACAGAGCCAGAAGGTTTGACGGTAGTCACACGAATTGATTCACGTACGCATAGCCATTCTGAATATGTATGATCGTATGAACGAATTTTTTTATAACCTTCGTCCATCCACTCACGAATTACTGGCATACCTTTTGTATCTGCAAATGATGCAATACCAGTTAGTGATGTTCCAATACGACGATTACGTTGCATAATTCCATTTGTAGTTTGCCAATGTGTTGGCATTAACGTAACAGTTTTTCCATATAAATATGCAAATTTTAATGTACGCAAAAAATCATCTTTATCTTCATGACGATTTAAATGAACTTCTACAAGTGTGCACAATTCATAACTTTCTAATGGTTGTTCAGCACATGGATTAAAACCCATGACACGAGAATCTTTATAGTCTGCAGCATCTGCTAATCTTCCATAATCTCTAGCAACGTCTAACCAAATAAATCCTGGTTCACCATTATCTGCAATTAAGTTAACATAATCTTCATATTTTGTTCCAACTTCTGCAGAGATAGAGTTATTAGACATCCAAGCCCAACCTGGATTTTTTGAATCAAATGAATTTCTGTCTGGAAAAACTTCTGCATTTTTTAAATTAATAAAATCTTCATCTTCTGGCAACCCTAAAGCCAAAGTGGCAGAACGACGAACGTTTCCAGAAACAACGCATGTACCAATAAGGTTAACAATATCTACAATTGCACGAGAATCAAGTTTTTCTCCTGTTCTACCGCCAATAACTGTGTTGATCTTATCGTGTAGTGCCACAAGTGGTGCTGGACCGCTAGCAACCCCTCCAAAGCCTTTTATTGGGGCACCTAGAGGACGGATAAGGTCATAATTAAACTTTTGTATAGCCTGATTAGGGCGTAGATAAGAATTTAAGAGCATTCTTACAGAGTCTACCCAGCCTTCACGGGTATCTGGAATATTCCATACATTTTCTGGCTCTGTTGGAGCACAGATGGCAATTTCTTTATCTTGACCAACGGTATCAAAACCAACACCAATGCCTAACATTAATGCATCCATTACCCAAGCAAATAATGCTCCTGGATCATTGCGATCAATATCACGAGTGGAGACCATAGCGCAATTTTGTAAAGAGGCAGAGTTTTTCTTTTCCATAGTCATTGGAGTTCCAAATGCCCATAAACCACGACCTGGAGGTGTCCACTTTAATTCAAACATTCTTTGATAGGCTTCTTGAGCAGATCTCTGAGCCTTGTTGTCATTCCATGGTAGCCGATTGTCTTTGGCATGATTTTTTTGTACCGAATACATTCCCTCAATTACCCGTTTACAAACCTCATGCCATCTTTCTTTTGTTCCATCCTCTTTCATTCGAGAGTATGTACGTATAAACGTAATCTCACCTAAAGAATTTGACCCAGCATCTGTAAAGCCAAATGGTGCTGGAATTGTAGAGTATTTATTTACAAACTCATCTGACAAGCGAAAAGAAAAGATATCTGACATTTATGATTCAACTTTCTATTAAAATATTGTAAGCACTTTGAAAATTACAAAGTAGTGTTAAGTATATCACAAGTTTAAAAAGAAAAACACGCTTGTTTATAGCGTGTCAATCTTTACTTTAGAGTTAGTGCTTTATTTTTTATAAAGTGCTATCTATAAATTAGTGAATCCAGTGTTGTGGAACCATAATCTTTTCACCACTTTTAACTAGGTGTGCAGTATGATGATATGGCGGTGATGGTGGGAATACTATAATACTACCAGCCTTTGGTTTAACGGCAAATTGATAGGCTGAAGGATCTGCATTTGCAAAATCTGAATCTGGAGTTGGACCCTGAATCGGACCTTTTGGATCTCTAATTGTAAAAGAAATTTCTCCGCCTTCGTAATCATCATTTAAATACATGACAAAAGAAACCTTTAGCCTTTCGTCACCTTCTTGCTGATCAAAGTGTGCCCCCATAAACGTACCAGGTTGATACTTTTTAATTGGATATTGTGGAAATAATTTTGGCTCATCTGTAATACCTTGTGCTTTTGCGTAATCTTTTGCTACATCATCAAATGCTTTTTGTAGTGTATTATAAATATATTGATTTTTTTCATCAGTATCTGCGGTTAGAGCAATAGTTTTGTTTGTTCCATAAACATACTCTTGTCCACTACACGCCATCCATTCTCCCCAAGGATCTTTGTTGTCACTTTCAATTGCTTCAACAAGTTTTTTAGGGTCTTCAATTACATCAGTGTAATAATAAACTTTTTCTTCAAGTATTTCCTTGTTCATTTTTTTCTCCTTAGTATTTGTTTTTTTCGTAGAAGTTTTTTTCTTTTACAAAACCTACAAGAACATGTCTAATAGGTCCTTCTCCTACGTGTCGTACTCCGTGCTCGTATTCTTCATTACCTGGAAAAACAAGAAGTGTTCCTGGATCTGGAACTAACTCTAATCCTGGCTTGTTTTTAAAAAATAACTGTCCATCTTTGTAATTGTTATTAAGATAAAGAATTGTGGCATATCTAATTGATGGATCTGTATGCTGATCAGTGTGACTTTTTAACTCAACTTTAGGTTGCATTCTTTGAAGTGTTGCCATTCCAGCAAGTTCTAAATTTGGATTTGCTTTTCTGATTAAAGACTGAAGTCTATCAAGAATTATTCTTGAAATTTTTGTTTTAGTAATATCATAATTTTTGTCAAACCAATTTACAGTTACTTCAAACTTTCCTTCTTTAACAAGATTATCAACATCGTCTCTTCCAAATTTTTCTAAACAAAAACTCTTTAAGCCTTCTCTATATGCAAAAGACCAATCGTCTTCTTCTAAATTATTAATAATTGAAAAGACTTCTTCTAATTCTTCTTTTGATAAAAAATTTTCTACCATTAATATTTCATCTTGAATAATTTTATTGCTAAACTTAGCATCATCTAGTTCTTTTTTTAAAAATACGTCCATGTTATAAATCCTCTACTTTATATATTTTATTATCAAGATCTATTTTATATCCATCTTTTAAAAGTTTTTGCCATTCGGCTCTTTCAATTTCTTGCTTTGCTCTAGTTTCTTTCATTTCTGCAGCCCATGCATCTCTTAATTCTTGTGGATATGCAGACTCTTCTCTGTCATCCCAAAATGAACCAATAGTGTATCTTACTCCTTTTGTTATTAATGATACTTCATGCATATTGTTGAATCCACCGTCAAAAACAGCAAGCATTCCAACTTCTGGCTTTATTTCTATGTTTTGATCTGGAAACTTTAACAAACCTCCTTCAAAATTATCATTAAGATATAAAAATCCTGCATATCTGCTTCTAGTAAATGCTCCTGAATTTCCCTCTGCATCTGTGTTGTCAGAATGTATTCTTGCGTATGCTCCTGGTTCCCATTTTTGTGTATGGTATCCAATCTTAGAAATAATTTTAGGATCTAAATCATGAACTGATGCAATTGCTTCTGGCATCATGTTTTCAATATCAGAGAATATGGTTGGAGTTAATCCAGCGTCAATAATTTCTTGGTCATTGTCTTGTGGAAGAACAGAAGAGTATGACTCATAAAAAGAAATTGGCATCCATGAAATTTTTCCAGAATCTGCTTGAGCGTCAAGAGCCTTTATCATTTTTTCACATTCTTCTTCTGTTACAAAATTTCTATATACAACTATATCTTTTGTAATTCTTTCTTTATTTTGTAGGTTCATGGTTGTCTGTCTCCAGTATGCTTTGTTATTTCCCAAAAAAATGGACATGTGTATCTAATGCCACTCTTTATTTCAGTAACTCCATGGATATAATTTTTATCTCCTGGGAAAAAATAAGCAGCACCTTTTTTAGGTTTAAATTTTACATCTTGTAAAGGAAAATATAATTCTCCCCCTTCATAATCATCATTTAAATAAAACAAACTTGATAGGTCATAATTTGGAAAATCGTTGGGTAGTCCTGCATCTGGACCTTCGTGTAATTCTTTATCTGCATGTGGATTTTGACGTTGACCTGGAAGCCATCTAACAATAGTAGCGTTAGTTGGAATTACTTCTACTTTGTAAAAATCTTCAACAACTACTTTAAGTCTTTCAAACATTTTAGTAATTACTGGAGCAATAGATGGATCATTTTTATGCAATGTCGGCTGTGTTGCTACTCTATCTTTCCAATATTCTGAATCATACACAACTGTTCCATTTTCATTTACATGGCTTTCTGTTACATCCCAGATAGTAAGTGATTTAGCGGCTTTTTCTAAAAACACTATCTCTTCTTCAGTCATAAAGTTTTCTAATTCAACAATCATTTCTTTGCCACTGCCAAACCACCCTGATGGGGTTAACGATGGCTTTCTAACTACCACAGAGGCTTTATTTTTATCCATATTAAGATTATATCATAGGGTTTTAGCCTACAAACTCCTATCTATTTCTAGTTGTTTTAAAAATCGGTCTACGTCAAATCTCCAATTATCTTTTCCAAAAGAAGTAACAATTTTAATACATAAATCTTCATAGTCTTTTTTTTCTAATTTATCTTTTACTTTGTACAAGGCTTCAACGGTATCTATATAGTTTTGTCTTACAAAAGATGGGTCACCAGCCTGATTTCTTTTTAAAACCTTTGTGTTAATTTTCCCAGATGGCTCATACAAAGAAACGGTAAGATACTGTTTTGCAAATCCTGCATCTTGATACATTTCATAACCCTCAAGTGCTTCTTTAATATTGTCAAAAGAAATAATTGATCTTACGGGAAATTCTCCATCTCTTGATACTGTAATTATATAATGTTGTACTGTTTTGTCAATAGTACCTTTAATGTAATTATTAACCATATCTTCATGATTTATTTTTAAACTATTCATTATTTTTTTTCGTGTTGTCTTCAACTTTAAGTTTTAAAACTTTAACTTCATGAGAGCCTAAACTTTCGCCTTTTTCATTTACAGCATCTCTATACCAATCTGTCCATTCGCCAACAGTATTAAGTTTTTGTGCTGCCTCACCATAAAGCCTGTGAGCGGTTTGTCTTTTGTTTTCTGGATCAGAATAGTCAAACATCTTAATTGAAGTATCATTCATAGCACTAAGAGATATTGGAATAATAGTTGCAATTGGAGTATTGGCTTTTATTAAAATTTGTTTATTTGCAATTTTTGCTTTTATTGCTAATGGAAAATCAGTATCAGCCCAAGAAGTGCTAAACAATGACGACATAGTTTCAAAATCATTATTAAAATAGTTAACTGGATTTATTGTAAACATGCTAATATCTTTATCAGTTTTAAATGTTAAGCCAGTTGTTATACTTACAGTTGCTTGGCCTCTTCCAGTGTTTGAAAAACGTTTACCCTTTAAAATATTTACGCTATCACCTTGAGTGTTAACTTCGCCATTCCAGATAAACTCAATATCCTCTGTACAGGATAAACTCCAGCCAATTACGTTTGCTTGTGAGACTGGAAAACATCTATAAGCATGGTTATTTGGTGTTTTATCCATCCAATCTCTTTTTATAGACATTGGAGATAGTTCTATGACAGATCCTAAAGTTTTTTCAACTGATATGTTTAGCACTATTCATTGTCCCATTTAGAATCATACATGTCTGGTGTATGATATCTCTTACTATAATCAAGCATGGTTACAATTGAGTATTTAGTTCCAGAAGTTACTGGCATTGCTTGATGTGGATACATAAAGTTTGAAGGAAATATAAATAAGTCTCCTGCTTCTGGCTTTACTTTTAAACCTTGTAATCGGAAAAATAATTCTCCACCTTCATAATCATCATTGACATATGCAACAAGAGATACAGTACAGTTGTATGAATGTCCATGATCATGATGTTCCATAAAGTGTTGTCCTGGGCCATACTTAATAAAATTAAAGGCTTCCCAATACTTTAATGGCATAATATTGTGTTCTCTTCTGTAATCTTCAACTGCTGCAAATTGTGAATCATACACATCTTGCCACATTGACTGAAGATTTAAAGATTCTTGACTTTTAAAGTTTTTTAAATCATCCTTTTTAAATTTAAAATCTACACAATCTCTATATTCTGGCATTAACTGTTTAAACCCTACATACGCTGGAAGCCACTTAAAGTGTTTGTTTACTTGATCAACTGGTGCAAGGTTAGACTCAAGTTTATCAATAATATTAAATTCTTTTTTAATTACACCTTTATAAACAAATATACCGTTTCCAAGATTTTGTTTTTCTGTCCAAGTTTGCATTTTTTCCCCTAGTTGTATTCTCGTCGTGACCAGACCTTGTTTTTATATATTCCGCCATCTGGCTGGCGGTAAAACTTTGCGTTATCTACTATTTTAGCATATATAGAGGATTGATCTGAAATCTCTATACTGTGATCCCAATTTTCTCTTTTAAAAGGAAGAACTTGCAGGTATGGTGTTCCTGCTGGGATAGTTCCTTCCCAACCATCAACAACAAAAAATGGAAAACTTCCTAGAAGATGAACTTTGTCAGAATCAACAACCCCAGTTGTATTTAAAAATGGAAGGTCAAACCTATTCATTGGAGTCATAAATAATGCGCTATATCCTTCTGGAAGTTCTATACCCCATGGAGAACTCCATGCAAAATGATGTTGGTAGTATCCCTTTGGATGTTCAAATTGTGGCATTGGTGGTCTTTGAGTACAAAAATCTTTATATTTTGAATCATCAATCGTAACATTAATTATACCCTGAGAATTTTTAGCAAATTTTAAATCACAAGGAGTTTTAAGAACGTACCCTGTTGCAAATGCATCCATGATTGCTGGACAGGCTTTCCATGTTGGAATCTTTCCATAATCGTCGGTTGTTCCTTCTTTAGGAAATGGACAAACCTCTTTTGGTGCTTTATAATATTCTCCGTTTGGCATTTTTGCAAATCTATCTGCATTTTTATACCAATCTGGAACTTCTTTTTGCGTGGGAACAGGAACAGAAACATCTTCTTTATTTAGCCATGGTCTAAATGATCTAAATATTATTGATTTATATTCTAAACTCAAGACTAGTGTCCTATTGTATTTATATCAGTCATAATAACTACAGAATACTTTGTTCCAGATTCCATTGGCAAAGAGGCATGTTCATATATGTAGTTTGACGGAAAGACTGCTATATCTCCAACTCTTGGTCTATAAACTAAATTATCAAGTCTTGGAAATTTTAAATCTCCCCCAACATAATCATCATTAATATAGATAACTGCAGACACAGTGCAGTTGTAACCTGGACCATGATCTGCGTGTATATTGAAGTGTGTCCCTGCTCCTTCATATTTTACAAAATTAAAAGCCTCGTAATAACGAATATGAATTCCCCAGTATGCAGCGTAATCTTCTATACATATTTTTAATTTTTGGTATATCTCTTCATGTAAATCTATTAATTCTGAATTTGTTTCATCTCTTGGCCCAAGATTTTCTTGTTTATATTTAAAATCTACACAATCCCTTGCTTTTTTTATTGGGTTTGGTGAATTTGTTACCTGTGCTTCTGACCACTTGTATTTTCCATTGTTTGATAAATTAGACTCAAGAGTATTGATATATCTTTTAGAGTCTTCAAGAGAAAAGGTGTTGCGATAAAGGTTAAGTCCTAACCCTAAATTTTCAACTATAATGTTGTTATTAATTTCTCTTACAGGAAATCTGTTTGATGCTGTTTCGGATCTATCTTTTGTAAACCAAGGATTTAAATTTTCATCATTGTATTCTTGCATTTTTTCCCCTTTTTAATTTAAACTTTATTAATTATAGCATATAAAAAATACCCCCATAATTATCTTAAGAGGGTATTTTTTATAAAATGTTACTTATTGTGTACTAAATATCCGCCTGCGATGAACCAGTCTTGTGGCTCACAACTTATTGCATATACTGTAGATATTTCTTCAACTACCTGTTTTACTAATACTGGAATTTCTGATATGCTTCCATTATCGTCAATACTAATCAAATAATCACCTACATGTATAGTTCCTGATGGTATAACCTTATACTCTCCTGTGCTTGTTTTAACAAACATTGGCTGTTCTAGAGAGAATCTAACACTTGCATTATTATTAAAGTACATGTATGCAGGTAAATCTTTAGGAGTAATTGCTGTTATCACAGTTTCAACTAACCCAGATGTAGATGTTAATGTTGTTGAAGCAAAGTCTTCTGGATCAACTTCAAGAGTAAATTCATTATCATTTGCTACCTCTGCAAGATTTATTGTGTAAAGAGTATCTCCTACAGAAAGATCTTTTACTGCAACCAAACCATTAGTTGTTTTAATTAATGTATCTTCATAAATACATTGTGGTCCTTGGCTAAATCTTGGGAAAGATGGAAAGAACGGTGGGAAGAATGGTGGGAAGAATGGAAAGAATGGAAAGAAAGGTGGGAAGAACGGGAAGAAAGGTGGGAAGAATGGGAAGAAAGGTGGGAAGAACGGGAAGAATGGGAAAAATGGAGGGAAGAATGGGAAGAATGGTGGGAAGAATGGAAAGAATGGAGGGAAGAATGGTGGAAAAAATGGCGGGAAGAATGGAAAGAACGGAGCAGTAGTTATGCTACCTGAAGCACTTGAAACTGTAGAGTTTCCATTTGCGTTGGTTGCATAAACTGTATAAGTTTGTGAAGTGTCTGGTTCTTGATTAACGTTAACACTTGTTGTTCCTGAACCAACAGTAGCGCCTTTACTATCTGATGATGCCCAAGTATATCCAGTGATTGCAGATCCACCGTCTGCGGGGGCTGTCCAAGAAACAGAATCTATTCCTGCTGATGTAGTTACACTTGGGGCAGCAGGTTGTCCTGGTACTGTTGTTGCTGTAATAGAGTTAGATGCTGCTGAGGCAAGAGAAGATCCAGATGCGTTAACACCTTGAACGGTAAATGTGTATGATGTTCCAGATTGTAGTCCTTCAACTACTAATGGAGAAGATGCTCCTGATACCGTGTAAGATCCTGGGGTAGAGGTAACAAGAAATGATGTTGCTAATGCTCCACCCTCACCTGGAGTAAATGTTACAGATGCGGCACCATTATTAAAAGCACGGGAAGTTCCTACGTTTGTTGCTGTGCCAATTGTAGGTATGCCAGGAGCACCCTTGGCTGAAGAAGCAACCGTACCTAAAATCTCCATTTACGAAGACCTCCCTTTAACTAATTAACTAATATCTCCTACAACGTACCAAATATCTGAACCTTCATGAACTGCTGTTGCTGAAGAATATTGAACACGAAGTTTTGGTGCTGAGGCAGTTGTTCCAGTACTTCTAATTGTAACTCCTGCGCCTTGAGCAAATGTAACTTGGCCTGCACCCTTTTGAACAATATTCAATTGCGCTCCAACTGGATAAGCATGTGAACTTATTGGCGGAATAGTAACTGTAATTGGATTGGCATTACTTGCAGTTACAAATTTACCATCATCGGCTAAAACAAATGTATAGGTTGTTCCAGTTTGTGCATTAATTCCTAAATTAATTTTAGCAGATGTTAAGGTTTTGTTTGTAAGTGTTTGTTCTGTTGAAAGATCTGCTGTAATGCTAGTATTAATAGTAAATGAGTTATCAGTTAGTGTTAATCCATTACCTGCAACAAATGTGCCAGCGCCTGAGAATTGGCTAAACTCAATTGCATCTGTGCCTACTGTTCCAACAGTGTTGATCTGTACAAAGCCTCTGTTATCGTTTACTGTTCCTCCAGTTACGAATACGAAGTCTCCTCCGTCAATTTCAGCAGGGGAGTCAAAGTCTGCTGCTCTAGATGGTGCTCCTGATGCTGCTACTACGTAAATACCGTTTTGAGATGCAGTTGATTGATTCTTAACAAGAATTCTGTTACCAGTTGCAAGAGTTACTCCGTCAAGAGTGTCTCCGTTTTCAACATCTGTAGCAAGATTAATGTTAGCGGTTGTTGCAGCCACTACTGAAGCATGGATATGAAGTCCTTCTCCAAGAGCATCTACATAGGCTTTTGTTGCTGCATCTGCTGCGTCGGTTGGTGTGCCAAGACCTGTGATCTTAGATGTTCCCATTGCTATAGCACCAGTCATTGTTCCGCCAGATTTTGGTAACTTAGCGTCTAACTGTGTCTGAATTGCTGAAGTCACACCGTCAAGGTATGAGATTTCAGTTGAAGAAATTGTAACTGAAGATCCAGATATTTTTTCTAATATTCCGTCAGTAACATCTTCAAACAGTGCGTCTCCGACTCCTGCTGCACGAAGTTTAACGTTTGGACGATAACCTACTAGATTTTTTTGTACAATAGTCCATGTTATTGAATTAATTGCAGGATTAATTGTAGATCTAACTCTTACTGTGTCATTTACGCTAAAGTCTGTAAATGTTTCTCCATCTTTATAAAGTGAATAATCTGTAAATTCACCTTGAGCAAATGTACTTGAAAAATCACTATCTAAACCAGATACTGTTGCAAGAACAGTTATTGATCCAGCGGTAATTGTTGGGCTTGATAATGTTTTGTTAGAAAGAGTCTGAGTTGTATCAGTTCCAACTAAAGTAGTTGTAGCATTTGGAAGAGTGATAGTTATATCAGCAGTTGGGTCTACAACTTGAAGGGTTGTTTCAAAAGAATCTGCTGTTGCTCCTTCAAATACAATTCCATTGCCATCTATTACTGGAGATGTTAATGTTTTATTTGTAAGTGTTTCTGTTCCAGCAAGTGTGGCTACATCGGCATCACTGATTGCAGTATTTAATTGTGCAAGAGTTGAAGTAACTGTGTTTGAGCCAAGTGAAATTGATTTATTTGTAAGTGTTTGTGTTCCAGTTTCAGTTACATAACCAGCAAAGTCTGCAGTAAGTGCTACGGTTCCTGATACGTCTTGGAATGTAACAGTTCTGTCAGCAGTTGGATCTCCTGCAGAAATTGTTAGTTCAAAAGCATCTGCTGTTGCACCCTCTATAACAAGTGAACCATCTGAAAGTGTTAATCCAGAAACTACTGGAGAGGTTAAGGTTTTGTTTGTTAATGTTTCGGTACCTGCTAAAGTTGCAAAATCTGCATCTGACATTGCTGCGTTAAACTCTGCTTTTGTTCCTGTAATTGTGTTTGTGGTTAATGAGATAGATTTGTTTGTAAATGTGTCAGATGTATCTCTAAGAGGAATAACTCCTGATGCATTTTGAAGAGTAATTGTTTGATCTGCTGTAGGTTCTGTAATTTGAATAGTAGTTTCAAATGAGTCTGCTGTTGCACCTTCAAAAACAAGGGAGTTCTTAAGTAGAATTGTAGATGAATCAATAGTTGTGGTAGTTCCTAAAACTGTTAAATTTCCTGTAAGTGAAAGGTCTGTTCCAGTTACTGCTCCAGTAAATGCTGCACCAGATAATGCTGCTACGTTTGCTGCTAAAGCAACTGTTCCTGAAGCATCTGGAAATGTGATTGTTCTATCTGCTGTAGGGTCTGTGATTTGAAAAACTGTTTCAAAGTCATTTGCTGTTGTACCTTCAAAAGTAATACTTGAGCCAAAAGCAGGGTTTGCTGTAGAATTAATATCAGCAAAATAGTCTAGGTCAGCCCAGTGGTTTGTTCCATCACCAATTTTAAATTTATTTGTATCTGATTCCCACCCAATTTCTCCAGCATTTAATATTGGATTTGCTGCTGTCCATTGCGCTGCTGTTCCTTTGCGCTGTTGCATTCTGGTGGCCATTTGTTACTCCTTTGGTGTATGGTATATATTATAACAGATTATTAATTAAAATTATCTGTTGCTAGTCCGCCGTCAAACACTGCTTCAAAATCTGCGTTACTTGTGTTATAAGCCCCACCGCTAATAAGAACTCCTGGTTCATTATAAGCACCACCACTAATAAATGTAGTAACAATTAAACCATTTCCATCAATTGACGTATCGTGGATGTGGTCTTGTAGTTCTGTTGCATCTTCTAATGTTGCAATTGCAAGCCATTCACCACTGTAGTAAACATGTACACGTTCTGTTAATGTATCAAACCATAAATTTCCATTTACTGGATTTGCTGGTTTTGTTGTTCCAATTGTTGGGGTTCCAACTGCTGTATCTACATATAGTTTTGTTGCTGCATGTGCATTTTCAGTAGGAGTGGCAACTGTGACTGTTGATCCAAAAGTACCGCCAAGGGCTACGTTTAGCCCGTGCTTTACCTTAAAGTCTTTGTTTACTGTTGCCACTTCCGACCTCTATTTCTTTTTATGCTTCGATATAAGTTTTGCTTACTTTAACATCAGTATCTGCTGATGCACCAGTTACCTGAAGAAGAACGTTTCCACTGCTGTAAACAGCGTTAGTTGTTCCTAGTTCGGCATTGCTGATTACATCTGCATACTCTGTTAAGTAAACGTTGTTTGATCCATCAACTGTAACAAGTAATTCAATTACTTCAATATCAGTACCCTTTTTCATTTGTACAATATATTTAGCACTTGAATATGTTGTTGCTGACCATGTATCAATTGTTGTTGCTGAAGTTGAAGCGGTAGCAAGAGCAGATCCAAGAAGAACATCTGGAAGAGCAATGCTTGTCGCTGCTGCTGCACCAAGTGTTGGTGTAACAAAGGTTGGGCTAGTAGTAAATGCTACTGTTCCAGATCCTGCTTCATCGGTTAGCGCTGCTGCAAGGTTTGCAGAAGATGGAGTTGCAAGGAATGTTGCTACACCAGTTCCAAGACCTGAAATACCAGTTGCTACTGGAAGATCAGTTGCATTTGTAAGTGTTAATGCACTTGGTGTTCCAAGGTTTGGAGTTGTTAATATTGGTGATGTTAATGTCTTATTTGTAAGGGTTTGTGTATCTGTTAATGTTACTACAGTTGAATCAATATTAAGAGTGTTTCCAGTCTTGTCTAATCCTGTACCCGCAACGATTTGTCCCAAACCAGTGAACTGGGTAAAGGCAAGTGCTGTAGTTCCAACTGTGATTGCGCCATCTGTAGTTAATACATAACCTTGATCAGCATTTGCAGTTCCTTGTTCTACGAATACCGCAAAATTTGAAGTAAGTTCAGCACCTGTGTCTGCATCTGTTGCACGAGATAATGAACTTCCATCTGACGAAACAACATAAATGCCATTTTCTGCAGCATTGGTTTGATTTTTAAGAAGAATACGCTGATTATTTAAACCAACAACTCCATCAATTCCAATCATAACAGAGTTCATCTGAAGCCAGCCAGCGATGTCTACGTTCTCAGTTGATGCTGCACGTACTGATGCTTTCCAGTCAATGCCTTGTGCTGCTGAATCTACGTAAGCCTTTGTTGCTGCATCTGTTGCATCAGTTGGTGTACCAAGACCTGTGATCTTGTTTGTACCCATTGCAATTGCGCCAGTCATGGTGCCACCTGCAAGGGCTAGTTTTTCACTAAGTGATGTTGTAAGTCCTGAAATCTTTGACTGATCAATTGCTGCTGATGCACTGATATCACCATTTACAATTGTTCCGTCTGCAATTTTATCTGAAGTTACTGCACCATTTACAATTTTTGCTGTTTCAACAGAGTCTGCAGCAAGTTTACCAGCGGTTACATTTAAATCTGTAATTTTTGCTGTAGTTACTGCGTTATCTGCAAGTTTGCCAGTGGTTACGTTTAGGTCTGTAATCTTTGCTGTGGTTACTGCGCCATCTGCAATCTCTGCTGTATTTACAGCACTATCTGCAATCTTAGCATTTGTAACTGAGTTTGATGCAAGTTTTTCTTCTGTTACGTTAGCGTCTTTAATCTTTGCTGTCTCTACTGAATCTGCAGCAAGTTTAACAGCGGTTACGTTAGCGTCTTTAATCTTTGCTGTCTCTACTGAATCTGTAGCAAGTTTAACAGCGGTTACGTTAGCATCAACAATTTTTGCTGTCTCTACAGAATTTGAAGCAAGTTTTGCTGCTGTTACGTTAGCGTCTTTAATCTTTGTTGTCTCTACTGAATCTGCAGCAAGCATTGTTGCTGTAACTGTTCCAGTATCACCAGATGTAACTACAGTACCTGTTACGTTAGGAAGTGTAATTGTACGATCTGCTGTTGGGTCAACTACTGTAAGAGTTGTTTCAAATGAATCTGCTGTTACACCTTCAAAAGTAATTGATGTATCAAATACACCAACTGCTGCTGGGGCTGACCACTCAACACCATATGTTGCAGATGAGTTTGCTGTAAGTACTTGACCGTTTGTGCCAATTGCTAAACGAGCAACTGCATCGTCTGCACTACCTACTAATAAATCACCTTTAGCATCAATTGTGCCTGCTGTGATTACGTTCTTTCCATTAACGGTCGCAGTTGATCCCTCAACTACCAGTCCCGCTTTTACTCTAAAATCTTTTGTTACGGTTGCCATCTTTTATCTCCTTGGTTAAGCCTTTAATCCCATACGCATGTAGCGTAGAGTTATAGGGGTTTGTCCTCCCACTGGAACAACAGTTAATGAAACTGTATCTCCAGCCCTTGAAACAGAGATGGTGCCAATATTCCCATCGTTATCAATTGTTGCATATTCTGTAACTGAAACATCTGTTCCGTCTACAAGAATATTCATCTCTGTGGCGTAAAATTTATTTGCGCCTCCAGAAGTCTTTTTAATTGAGATTACATATCTCATTGATCTAAATTCGCTTGCTAAAAAGTTATCAAATACTGTTGAATTTTCAATACCATTAATTGTTGATTCGTTATTTCCAGAACTACCCAAATCTGTTGCTTGTGCTGACAGGGTGTCAATTAAATCAATATAGTTTTCCTGTGTTGGTCTATCTCCAGTTTGAAATAGTGATTTTACTGCTGCAAGTGATGTTTTAGCCATACTGGAATTATATCATATTTTTAAAGAATATAATTAGAGAAACCAATTATTTGAATACCAATTCCTGGTGGATTTGCTGGATTATATCCTTCAATACCAATGTTTGTAAGTCTAACTCTAAATGGCAAAATTGATTCTGGTGTAATAACGTTTGCATAGTTTACTTTTTCAAAACTTGAAACAATTCTGTCTAAATCAGAAACTACAACGGAATTGGTTAATGCTGTAACGGCAAAAACTGTTCCTAAAGCAATGTTAGATAGTGTTGAATTAAAAGGTTTTATATTAGATGGGGTTGTTGTTGGATTTAAATCTTCTACAGAAAAAACAATAGCATTTGATATATTGCTAATTGTTGCAATAGCCATTGTTATGACTCCTGATCTGTAACTTCACCTATCATGCTCATTTCACCTTGACATACCGTCCAAACACGATTATTGTCAGTTAACTGAACATCAAAAACATCTCCAGTTCTTAATTGCTTTGATTGTGCTGGTGATATAGTTACTGTAAATTCTCCTGGATCATCAAACTCTGTTGCATATGGAGTTACACTAAATATTAAATCAGTTCCTACGTTATCTGAATACCGTCTAAAATCTGCCTTTATATCCCAGCCAGTAATGTCTCCACTTTCATCATTTGTATAATCTAATGCATTTCCAAGATCATCTTCTACATAAATTCTAAAAGAAGCGCTATCTCCAATAACAACTGTCCAGTTAACTAGTGGAGGAATGTTTCCAATATTGTAAGTTGCTCCACCTGTTGGTTGAGGAGAGATTGAAGACTCATCGGGGTTTCTATATGTAGCCATTATTTAATTATACCATTAAGCAAGTCCATTTTTTAATGCCCCCCAAGATCCATTACCTTTTGGTTGTCCAACAATTAATACTCCAGTAGTTGCATTAGATTTTGCTACTATTGCTACTGCGCCAGAACCAGTTGCTGGTTGTGTTGCAGTTAATCCTCCAGTAGTTCCTACATAAAGAATATTTCCAGCAGAATAAGAATTTGTATTGACGTCAGTAAATATTCCAGATGTAACTACAACACCGTCAGTGCCATTACCGATTGCTGATTGTGTTAATCCTAATACTGGAAATGTTGCAAGATTTGTTGCTACCGATTTTGCAACGGTAGGTTTAGTAGAAAACCCAGTAATATAAACTGGATCACCTTTTGCAATATTTACACCACTAACATTTTTAACTTCTATTGTATGATATGGCAATCCAACTGTTGGAAGAATTAATTCAATTTGCTCTGCTAAATCTTGTAAATCTTCATGAATATTTACTGGATCGCTAGAAAGCGGAAAAGGAAGATCATAGTTTGCGGTTATACCAGATGCCATAATCTTATTATTATACCACTTGATGACACTATATTTTAAATAAAATATAATGGGGTATTGATAAAGTTGACTTAAACCTTCAAATCGTGTTATAATTAATATACTACCGAAAGGTAGTTTTTGTTTCTAAGGAGGCAACACTAATGAGAAACATTGAAAAAAAGGTTTGGTTGGGGTTACTATCTATCGTTGGAATAATTGCGCCTTTTGGCAATTCTGCTAATGCTTTAGATAATAATTTATTGACTAAACAACCTTTAGAAGTCATTCCAGCCCCTCAAGGGGCTTTTCTGGTTTCTAAGGATAAAATATTAGAAAAATATGAAAATGCTCATAAATTAACCGATGTGCAGTTAGTTGAACTATTAAAAGCAATAGGGTTTAAAGGTAATTCATTAAGATCTGCATGTGCAATTGCTAAGGCTGAATCCAATGGAAGACCTTTTGCTTTTAATGGCAATTCAGAAACTGGTGATAGTTCTTATGGTGTATTTCAAATAAATATGATGGGAGAACTGGGTCCTGATCGAAGAGAAAAATTTGATCTTGATTCTAACGCTGAGTTGTTTAACCCAGTTATTAATTCAAAAATTACATTTCACATGACTAAGGGTGGAAAAGATTGGTCGGCATGGAGTTCTGTAAATGGACCACGATATCAAGAATGGTATAACAAGTCCCCCTGCAAAATATAAAAATTAAATAAAAATACCCCCTTGGTATAATCCTTGGGGGTATTTTTTATGAAACTTTACTTATTATGTACCAAGTATCCATCTGCAATAAACCAGTCTTGTGGTTCACAACTTATTGCATACATTGTAGAAGGCTCTTGAACTATTTGAATTGCTTCTACTAAAGTTTCTGATATGATTCCATTTTCATCAACATTAATTAAATAATCACCTTCGTGAATTACACCTGATGCCATAACCTTATACTCTCCTGTGCTTGTCTTAACAAACATTGGTTGCTCTAAGGAAAACCTACCATTTGTATCATTATTAAAGTATATGTATGCAGGCAAGTCCTTAGCGGTAATTGCTGTTACAACAGTTTCAACTAATCCAGATGTAGATGTCAAGGTTGGTGAATTAAAGTCTTCTGGATCAACCTCAAGACTAAACTGATGATCATTTGCTACTTCTGCAAGGTTTATTGTGTAAAGAATATCTCCTACGGAAAGATCTTTTACTGCAACTAGGCCAGTAGATGTTTTAATTAATGTATCTTCATAAATACACTGCGGTCCTTGACTAAATCGTGGGAAGTTAGGGAAGAACGGCGGGAAGAATGGGAAGAATGGGAAGAATGGGAAGAACGGCGGGAAGAATGGCTCTGGAACAAAAGTTGGAAAGAACGGAAAGAATGGTGGGAAGAAAGGACCTGCTGATACTGGAGAAACAGAATTGCTTGCTGCTGAAAAATCGGAATCTAAAATAGTATTATTTAATTTAACTGTAAAAGTATAAGAAGTACCACTGCTTAATCCAGTAACTACAATTGGTGATTCAGATCCAGTGTTAGAAATTGAACCAGGAGATGAAACAACGGTATATGTTAAAGAAGAACTTGGCTTACCCAAATAACTTGGTGGTGTAAATGTTACAGTTGCTTGAAGTTCACCCGCAGTTGCGGTTCCAATTATTGGTGTTCCTGGTTTACGACCAGCAGAAGATGATACGGGTCCTAGTCTTGGCATTATGCAACTAAGTCTCCAAGAACAACCCAAGAGTCGGTAGCACGTTTAATACATACGGCAGATGACCATTGTGCTCTTAATTTTAACCCTGGAGATCCATTTACAGTTGTAGTTCCTGGAGTAGTTGCTGCAATTGTTACCTGTCCTGTACCTGTTTGTAAAATTGTAATTTGTGCACCTGTTGCAAATGCTTGATTAGCGTTTGTTGGAATTGATAAGGTAACTGCAGAAGAACTCAATACTTCAACCATCTTTCCATTATCAGCAAGAACAAATTCATAAGCAGTTGTTTGAGGATTAATTGCAAGATTTATAACTGGAGCAGTTAATGTTTTATTGGTTAATGTTGCGCTATTGATAAGTGTAACTTCTGGTGTTGTCCAGGCTAAACCTGATGCCGCTGCAGAGTTAGCAGTTAAAACTGTTCCATTACTTCCAACAGATAAAACAGATAACGTGTCATTTGCTGAAGCAGAAAGTAAATCACCTTTAGCAGCAAAATCTGTATTTTTTAAAGTTGAACCAATGTCAATTGCAGTTATTTGACTTTGTAAATTATTAATTGTATAAGCAATAGATGGATTTACTAAAGATCCAGTAGATGCATTTGCAGTATTATAGGAATAGTCTCCGTAGTGATATAAACGTAGTGCTGCTTGTATATCGGCAGGATCTGATAGTCCTGGAATTTTAGTTGGTACTAAAGTACCTATCGATTCTGCTGCCATATATCACCTCATTAGAATTATATCATAAAGATATAGACTAAGACTCCTCATCCACTGCTATAATTGTTATAAGTAGATGTGTTGTCACTTCTCCCTCTAAAACTGCCCAATCTCCATACGGCCCAGAATCTATATTTGTTCTGTGCTCAACTGCTTTAAAGTTTATAACTAAATTATCACTGTCTTGAATAATTGCGGGTATGCTCATAGAGGCTGCAACTGGATTGTCATTAACAATGCTAAACTGAACACTAAAATTGTTAGCGCTCAATGGTGTTGCAGTAGATGTAATAATATTTGAAATTGGAATTACAATTTGTGCAATTCCATTAGTGTAAGTAGTTACGTAATTAACTGAATAAATTGTTGGGTTTAACTCTAAAACCTCAATCCAAAGATTTCCTCCAGGTTGTGAAACGTACTGGTATAAATATCCATAGTCTGCACCTGGAGAAACGTTAATATATAAATCATTTAATAATGGGGTTTGTCCAATTTCAATAATGTTGGGATTGCCTACTCCAACAAATACTTGGCTACCACGAGTTCCAGTAGCACCAACATCTACTAATAATTCTACAATTTCTGGGGGGCCAAGAACTGTAATGTCATCATTTTTTAATAAAACATCAGGCATTAAACCGCACCAGTAATGTCATTGGTTACTGTAATTGAACCAGCCAGTAGTGTATAAATTTCTGTTCCATTTGTAATTTGAACGTCATAGACATAAGTTCCTGCTGAAAGTGTTCTTCCAATTGCTGGAGTAATCGTGCATGTTACAATATCTGTTGTTGTATTGACAAGTGTAACGGCAGCAGTTTGCGTACCGCTTGGACCTGACTGATTTGCAATTGTAAAGGCAGCGCTATAACCTGTTAAATCAAATGTTCCGCCATTTGCGGTTTTAGGACGAACGACAAATTGAGCGGTATCGCCACGATAATAATTAAAACTATAACTGCCTGGAAATGCCATTATTCCTCCTACCTCATTATACCACTAACAAATAGAAATATAAATGTTATTTAAAACTATATTACTTTCATTGTCTGCTCGAAATTGAATAGCACCACCTAAACTTTTTATTCTTTGAGCATCTATATATAAGGTTTGAGAATAAGACATGTCATATGAATATTGATATTTTAAGGTTCCTACATACCCTGTATTTATTTTTTCATATTCTGGTGTAAAAACTCTAGCCCAAACCTCTGTATTATTCATATAGGTAGTTAAAGTAAAGTCATATCTTATGTCTACTTTAGATCCTACTTTTAAACTTTTAAAATTAAAAGATTTTGCCACATCATTCCATAGGGATGTCGAATTTTGTGGAAGATAGGTTTCATTACTTTCTTTTTCGTTTTTTTCAAAATTAATAGAGACCCATCCATCATCTCCTCTGTCTGGACCAAGTCTAATTTCGCCTAAATTTTTATTTTTATAATATGCCCATCCTGGATATTGGCCAGATGCGCTATCGTATCCTTCAGCACCTTTTCCTGGCTCTCCACGTTCACCTTGTGGTCCTGGTTTTCCTTGATCCCCTTTATCACCCTTTTCTCCTTTGGGACCTTGATCTCCTTTATCACCTTTAGGACCTTGATCACCTTGTTGACCCTGTATTCCAGGAACAGCGATATATTGTGTATTAACTTCTTGAGTGCTTTGTACCGCTTCAGAATATTTTTTCTTTTTTGAAACGTCTGGAAAATCCATGCTTTTAGCCATGGGAAAATTATTTCTTTACTTTAAATATTTTTTTACCAATTTTAATAATTGGTGGAAGGTTATCTTTTTTTGCTGATATTTTTACTATTGGCATTATAGACCTGTACTGATATCACCTAGTACACATATGGTCCCAATTACTGGAGTCCATACGGTATCTGCATTTTGACCGCTGCCACCTTCAATTATCACCTGTAAATCAAATTGCAATTCAGCAACAATTGAACGGTATCTGGTACCACCCCAGTCTTTAGTCGTATTTGCTGGAGCAAAAATTTCAACATATCCATCACCGTCGGTAACAATAAGTTGATCTAAAAAATCTCCATCGGAATCATAAGATGTAGCCTTGTATGTCCAGTCTGAAGTATCGTATGGTGTGATTTCATCATCTTCAAAAAATTCTACTTTAAGGGTTGCGCTATCACCACGGACTACTGTCCATTGAACGTTTGCTGGGCTGGCGCCATGTTTTTCAATAGTAGATACGCACATAATATTTGATTATACCATAAAATATGCTAAACACCTAGGCGCTGTGGGGGGGTGGGAGCAACCTAGGTGCTAGCACTTTAATTATAACATTATTTATATTATCAAATATGCGTATTTGTAACAAAAAGTTATAATCCAGATATATCTAAATTGTTATGAAGTTGTTATAAAGTTGTTATAAAATTTGTCGGTAAAGTTCAAAAAATCCAGAAGTTATGGTGTATACTTAAAAATATAAAGAAAAGAATATACTGTAAATAAGTTTTTAAAATATCTTTTATATATAATATATAGAGTTACTTAGAATGATCTTTTAAATGTTCGATCATTAAGTCAAAAATTTTTTCACTCTTTATTTCTAATCCTGTAATTTGGTCCTTGATCGAGGAGCCTCCGTTGGGCCTCATTTCGGCGAGAATATCTTTAACGTAATTTTTAATAACCCATCTTACGCCAACGCCAACAATTGTAAATATAGACAATATAGTTAAAATTAATTGTGCCCAGTCTTCAGTTGTCATGAATCCAATTATAACATTATTTATTTAAATTTTGGCGGGAATAAAGCAAAAGCCGAAAATGAGATAACAAACCTCATATCTCCTAATACGTATGCTACGCATACGCTATGGAATAAGTATGTGTTATAGATCGATATAGGCTATAATGGGATATGGAAATTTTATGGTTTGTTATTATTTTAACTTGTACATATAGAGTTATAAAGGTTTGTAAAAAGTACAGATAAAAGTTGCAAGTTATAAGGTTTTCTGATACAATTAATTAAAACAACTTGGGGGGTTGAAATGAACAGAGAAGAAATCGTAACATTAATGGTTGAGTCAGTACAAAATGACAACCGTGAGATTTGTAAGCAAAATGGTATGGCTGAGGCTGAAGTAGAAGATTCTATCGCAAAAAGCACGCAGACCATCAACTACATGATGAATAATATTTATAGTAAGTTAGTTGAAAAAGAGATAATTAAGTAATTTAATTATTCAAGTTCAACTGGTGGAACAGATGAATGTGGCTCTGTACAGATGCACTTATTGCAACATTGTCCAGGGGCAGCAGGGGTTTCAATTTCGCTCATAAGTATATTATACTACACTTTTTTATTTATTCCACTTTAAAGAACTTTTGCGTTGCCGTCTTGCAAAAACCAGAAGTGCGGATATTAGCAAACCAGAACAAATTAATGCTGTTATCATTTTTTATCTTCTTTTATATATGGTTTGAGTATGTCCCAGTGTCCTTTGGGATTTCCCTGATACACTTGTCCAGTTTCTCTATCTACTAATAGCCACTTTTCAGGTCTCTTTGTCTTTACCGTCAAAATTATTGCTTCATCAAAAACCTTATATTGGGTCATGATGATGCAGCCATACTAAAATGTTTTTCACAAACATCAATTATTTGGTATTCGTGTGGTTGTGTGTATTTGCTAATTTGATTACAGAAGTAACACTTTACTTTCAAACCATTATCTGAAATGATAGATACACCATCTTTTAATTTAGCAATCTTAAATTCCATTTTCCTCCATGTATTTTAGACGTTCCATTAACTTATGGTGTTCTGGATCTTCAAGCATTTCTTTAATAGCATTGGTAACTTTTTTACTTGGCATACCGTCGTCATCTGCTAAAGAGGCTTCAAGGTTTTCTAAGAATGGCATTATTTACAACTACCGCAATAGTTATATACCCTGACGTTTACCTTGGCTACCCAGAGTGTTTTACCACAGCCAAAGCAGTTCTTCATAGAGTATTCTTTTTCTCTACGATCTTTTCGAATTTCTAGTCCTAGTAAATGCATCTATATATTCTATCATATAGACCACCAGGTTGTCGAATTATAGAAGTACCCGACTTTTTCCTTGTACTCTGCGTATAGTTTGTTTGTCTTAGGCCAGTCAGTATCATGGGTTGTCAAACCACAATATCCGCATAGGCCAGGACCTGTGTATGTATAGACGTGTTGGCACATCCTTTTATTATACCCTGCCAAATCTGAAAAAATTTTTATTTTGAGAAAATCTGAATATTTTTCTTAGATGTATGATACATGTTTAAAAAAAATAAAATGTAAAAAAATAGTGAGCACACTACTGGGGATAGTGTGCCTTAGCCTGCTATTTATCTATCTCTTTTAATTAATCTAATAGAATAAATAAACAATGTAGTGCCTAGCAATAACCATGTAGGGATATCAATACCTACTCCGCTAGGCCATAGGCCATCGATATACAGCGAAAAGTATTCGCTATCTAATAATAGTTCTAAATTCATTTAGTTATTCTCCTCTAAATTGTATTGAGCAGAAAGATAGGCGTTAGCCTGATTTAACGCTTCAAGGATACTCTGATCCTCTCGGTCATAGCGAGCCTGTTGGGCTTTTCTAATATCCGCAATAATGTTATTGTTAGGGTTATTCTTTATCATTTATAGTTCTCCTTTCAAGAGACTTTCTTTCTATACCTGCAATTCTAGCAGGGGGGTCTGACAATTTAGGGGGGTTATTTGCTAGGCTCACTGTGATTTGTCTCACATTTACTTGCTAGGCTCACGCCCCTAAATAATTCTATATTTAATTTTCTATAATGGAATTATAGCAGGAATAAGCCCAAAAGTCAACACGACACGCCGTTAATAACACGCATGTAATTAGTGATATACACCACACAACAATTCGGACATATCGGACATGACCCAGGGTTTCGACACGCCCGACCTCGTGATCACTTATCCACATGACGCACATCACACTAGGAATTGAGCGTGAGTTATCCACATGACCTACATCACAAGACACAATGTCCGTTTTGTCCTACTTACTGGTCAGTAAATGTCAGTGGTAGGTGTTATACTTCTAGTATAAAGAAAGTTGAGAAAGGTTCTCAAACTTAGAAAGGAATTCAAATGAATTCAGTTATAAATAAAGTGTGTAAGCATACACCTAATAAAAATGCTATCTCTATCGTCAATGACGAAAGATTTACCTTCTGCGAGAATTGTGAGCAGAATATAACTTCTCACTATCGTGAGGATAATGACTTCATGTCTTATTGGACTTCTTGGAAAGTTGGTAAGTAAATGATAACTCTTAATTGCCGCTTATGCGATGAAAAAGTTTCTAGCAATTTATTTGATGAGCAAGATATAATTACTTGCTCTAATTGTTGGGAATAATAAAATGTTAAAAGAAATAAAAAATAAAATTATTCGCATTCAAGAGTTGCGTCGTAGTAATGCTGCGACTGCAATTCCAAATAAAAAAAAATATTCTAGAAAAATAAAACATAAAAATAAATTGCAATAAAAAACCCAGGCTCCCGTGGCGTGTCGTCCACAGCCTGTGGATAACTTACGTACGATGTGATTTTTCTCACACGATCTGAGCGTCTCATTATTTGGAATTACTGGCTGGTAAGTTGTAAATCTCTGCTAATTCTGATAGACTTACGGAGTAAGAAAATAAAGAAAGGAAGTGGCTAATTATGGCTAACTTATTTACAATCCCTCAATTACTGGTAGGACAAAACTACCGCAGTAATTCTATCTCTGGAGAAATTATCTCAGCAGAGAAATCTAATCAACCAATTTGGTATGGAGAAAATACGGAAGCGTATTTGGTAGAAATTT